TCCATACCTAATCGTCTTGATTTTGTCACCTTCTTTTGCCACGACAACATGGCTTTTCTTTGGGTGATTAGGGGTACGCTTCGGCTTATTGTATCCACTGACTCCAGCCCTAGCTAGTCTTGGGTCTCGTTTTTTTGCTGGCATTCTTAGCCTCCATTTGTTTCTCAAGCTTTGCAATCTTCTTAAATAGTTCCTCAAACTTTACATTTACTTGAGATACTACATGCTCTAACTCTCTGGTTGTAACCATTATTGCATCCTTCCTTGTGGTTGTTGAGGACGAAGAACAGGAGCAGGTTGAGGTTCTGCTTGTTTAGCAGTATTACCTTCTTTAACAGCTACCTCACGTTCCTTGAGCAATTGCTTAGAGATTTCAAGACGTTTTTGGAACTCTTTGTCATCTGCATCGCCTTTGTTTAGATTAGTAGTTACAGCTTTAATACGGTCAATCTCCAGCTCTTGTGGTATAGCTTGAGCTTCCACTGTAATCTTTTGTGCTCTGGCCTGTGACTCTTGAGCTTGTCCTTGTAATGCTGCAGTCTGCGATGCTTGGAAAGCCAACTGTGCTTGCTGTGCCTGCTGTGCAGCTTCTTGTGCCTGTGGGTTAGGCTGATTAGCCTGCTCAAGAGTAGCAATAAGCTCTTCACGGTTAGACAGGTTCATGTTGTCAATGATGGACATAACCAGCTTAGGATACATTGGCGTGTCTGGTGACATGGTTTGTAGCAACTGCACAAGCTGTGTAACTTCGTACTCACGAGCAATAATACCTAGCGAGCTAGAGGTGTGGAACTTGTAATCAGCAACCGGATACAGCTCAGGCTCAAACTGCATATAACGATAGGCCGCCTTAGTCACAAAAGGAATAAGGAAAGACTCTTGGAAGTTAATTAGGGTACGCTTGTGGCGCTTGATGATAGCACCTAGTGACATAGAGACACCAGCAGCGGTAGCGTCGCCGTTGATAGAGCCAGAGATACCAGCACTGTCAATAGCGCCTGTAGCAGTCTGTACCATAGTCTGTAGCGACTGAGCCTGTGCAAAGGTAATCTGGTTAACATTACCGAAGTTAAAGGGCTGTAGTATCTCAGCAGGGTTGCCGTTGGTTAAGATGGTCTTACCGGGCTGTATGGAAGGTTTAGCACCACGAGGCATGCGACTAGCGTCCATGGCCATCATTGGGTGTATAGTCAGTGCTAGAGCGTCGATTCTAGCGCGTAGTTCCGTGTCTAACGCCTTTTGACTGTTATACCCTTTCTCACATACTCCTCGACCCCAGAAGCGGCTAGGAACGACATCCCAAGGGAATGCTACGACAGGACGATCTTCCATCATGTAGGGGTTCTTAGAAGCCTTCAGCAGTACACCGCCGTTAGCAATAACAACAACAGCTTCTACATAGTAAGAGTCGTCTTTATCTTCAAAGGTGACAAGCTCTTCCTCTAACTCTGCGTTCTCCTCTTCCATAGCCTTGTCTAACAGGTGGCGAGGAACAAGTCCGTAGTACTTAGTCAGTCGTACTTTGTCTTCATCAAAGCGTGTCAAGTCCTGATCAGGCTCAATGTTAAAGTCTGGAGAGGCGAGCTGTATGTCTACGTCACGGTATACACCGCTTTCCTGTAGCTGCTCTACTGAGTGAGCTGACACAAACTCATCTACTGCACAACCCAGCGCAGATTCAATGTCTGTAGCTACTGGGTCAATCAGGAAGTTCTGTGGCATTACAGGGCGCAGCTTAACGCATGTACGATCCTGTATGTTAACACCTACCGCTGTAAGCTCACCGCCCATCACAGGCTGTGTAGCAGGCTTCATCTCTTTTTCTTCTTCAAGAACAATCTCAGCAATGCCTGTACCGAACACAGCAGCGTTAATCAGACACTCTGCCACACCCTTACGTACCTTGTTCTTTTTAAAGTCTTGCTCTAGCGCGTTACGCAGCAAAGCAATGTCTCTGTTGTCTTGATCGTAGACATCATCTTCAATGTCAAACCACTTGCCACGACCAAAGGTAGCTTCCTCTAGCTCTGCTACTGAAGACTCAACAGCCTGCTGTAGCGCAGGAGAGATAATCTTAGAGCGTTCTGTGTCGCGTGTACGGTCTTGTGCAGACCACTGACCACGCCACAGGCGGTAGTATTCTTCAAACTTCTGTGAGTAGTTGGCTTCAAAGTGGTCACGCCAGTCATCACACTTATCAATTACCCAGTCTTCTAGGTACTGCTCTGTAGCAAAGTTGTCGTTACCTTCTAGTTCCATAATTAGTAGCCTGCGTATTTGTCTAGGAATTCGTAGTCCTCTTCCTCGTAGTCAAAAGCATAAGAGACCTTAGCTAACTGGTCTATATATGCAAGAGCATCTATCAAGTCATCGTGGACTAATTGGTTAGGGAACTGGAACAACTCGTCTAGGAACTGAGCATTCCACTTGCCTTTGTTTAATACTAAGTTACCGTGTTCTAAACGGCCTTGTAGCGCCCACACGATCCTGTCTGTCTTCTTCTTATTGCCGTGTGTCAGCTCTTCAATCCTAAAGAAGCGTTGGTTCTTCTTCATTATATCGTTCAGGTAGGGGGCAACAGCGTTCTTTAACGCACCCTTCTCAATGCCTACTGCGACTGGTTGGTAGTCTCTGACTGCTTCAAAGATTCGTCGTGCAGTCTCTTCGACGCCCCAACGGCCATGTACGATATTAGCAACCCACCAGCCTTCGACGCCCGCTTTAACCACAGCAATTGCCGTCTGGTCAAGTCGTTTGGTTTTAGTCGTGACTTTCTGTACATCTGCAAATCCTGCCAAATCGACAGCAATGTAATAATCACCATCAGTAGGTTCTTCCTCGCTAAATCTAACATCTTCTTCTTTAAACAGCTCACTGCCGTGTGCCTCAAAGGATGCCATAAACTCCTGACGGAATGAGAAGGCTGACATAGAGCCTTTAGCTGCTTCAATCTCTTCAGGGTCTAGCAGTGGGTTATCGTAGCTAGTAAAGTGGTAACCCTTGAACGTAGGGTCTTCCGACACACTAGCGTAAGTGTATAGGTCATAGAAGTGGTTGCGTCCCATAGGCGTACCAATGAACAGCGCCTCTCCCTTCTGATCCGCTAGAGCAGGGCGTAGGATTTGCTCCCACACCTCTGGCTTCATGTCTGCGTATTCGTCCATACACAGGAACTTCAGACTAACACCACGCATAGTCTCAGGTCTATCAGCACCCTTCAGGGAGATGGTGCAGCCATTGACTAGCTTAATCTGTAGGTTGTTAACGTGTGCTGACGCTATGACGTTGTGCCCTAGCTCCAGCAGCAGCTGCCACATAATGTCTCTAGCCTGACCCTGTGTAGGGGCAACGTAGAACACCTGACCTTTTTTCTCAGACAAAGCACTGATGATCAAACGCCAAGCAGCTAACCTACTCTTACCTGTACGTCTACCCGCAGCTACTACTTTAAAGCGTGTAGTGTCTTCCCAGACTTCTTGCTGCCAAGGTAACAGCTCAACTGCTAAATCAGTCAACGGTTAGTTCCGCTTCAGTCTTGATAACAACCCTAGCTCCGCAAGACAACACTGGCTTGTCGTTACCACCGTAAATAACTGTGCTAGGCCCATGTATCTGTACTGAGTGACCGTAAGTGTTTTTCTTACCTTCCTTGATAGTCAACACAGGATCGTTAGTATTGTGCTTCTTGTTAGCACGTATGACGTGTTGGTTGACATGGATATGCTTGATAGCCATTAATAATTAGCAACTATAAAACGCATACCGTCATAAGTAAAACTTTTTTGTTTTTTAGCTTTAGCTTCTTTAAGCGCTTGTTTAAAGCCTTGCTTTTTACTTGCTTTTTCTTTAGCTTTTTGGGTTTCAATAATAGAACCCTGTCTAACATTCTCTAAAGATTTAGTTTTAGTTGCGGCTTTAACTGCTGCTCTTGTTTTGCCGGTGCTTGCTGACTTGCCTACACCTTTGGCCATACTACGAGTAAGACCCTGAGCTAGTGCTTTACCTATACCTGCTGCCATTTTTATATCCTTTTAGTACGTCCACATTACAGGAGACTCATTACCGTCAAGGTCGCGGATGTCAACATGCACAAAGCTACCAGCAACTCCAACTCCTGAAAAGCCCATCTTGATAGCCTCCTTAACAATCTTAAACCGCTGTATACCGTCTGTAACTCTAATGTCTGCTGCAATGCCTTGGGCATGGGTTCCGGGTGTCTCCTTTTTAGCTTCTATGGGGTGGTCTTTACTTCTATAACCACTCGTAATAACGAAGGGGAACCCACATCTAGCACGTAACAAATCCAACTTCAGCAACAACCTGTCACTAATCTCATTCTCGCCAGTGTACTGACAAGCAAACTCTTCCCTAGTAAAGTAATCTAAGTCTTGATTTATATCATACATCTGTATAGTCCCCTTCAATGGGTTCTTCGCCACCGGATATGACAGTAGTTTCTCCACCCACCCCTGTAATAGAGATATTAATGGCACTCTTGCCTCCGCTGGCTTTATCCTTCTCAAAATAACTAACAGGCAACAACCTGTCCATGCAGAGCTTCCATGCTGCTGCTTGATTCTTGTGATCATCATCCAAGGCTGCTGACAATATACTATCTAGCACCTTCCTACTCTTAGGGGACGCCAGCATTCTAGCCTTGTATTCGTTAATGACCGCTGCGTCACCCTTGGGCCTGCCTACTGAGTTACGTTTGCCCTTGGTTTTTGACACAACTGCTGTTTTCTTTGGTCGCCCCACCCGCTTCGCGGGCTGACGATCCTTAGATTCTTTAGTATTCATTGTATTTCCCTTAGTACTTAAGGATACTTAAGTATACTTTAGTTTGTTTCTTTAATTATTATTAAAAGATCAATCCTAACGATGCTTAAGGATACTTAAGGGCGCGAGGTAATCTTTATCTTCTTTAGTATACTATAAATTATACCATACTTTTAATCAAAAGTCAAGTCTTTTCTTTACCAATGTCCACATATTTATACATAAGGGCCGTCCCTTTAATAGCTTTTGGCTATACAAGTGTCATCTTAGGAATACACAGGTATTACAAGGAGTTATAGTACACACAGGTAGCCATAAGTAAATGTAATTATACACTCTTTTTTCCAAATTGCTACTATTTTGTATACCTGCGGGTACTTATACATTCCGCGCGCATACTGGAGGCCCCCCGCGGGTACTGGAAGACCCCCTTCGTTACCACAGGTGGCCCTGAGAAGCCAGTCCTAAGGGTGACCACCGGGACACATCGGGTCAGACACAGGGTTGACAGGTGAAGTGTGTGTATGCTAGTGGATACCTCTGGGGCCATCTTGCTACATCTATGCAAAAATCACAGGTAAAAATAATTAAAATACTTGTTGACAACAGGAAATCAGGCCCTATACTGGGCACCAACGAAACGGGGGAACGGCTCCTCAGATTGATACCTAGTGCTGGCAGTGACCAAGGTCGCTTATAGGCCAGCAACGAGGGAGACAGTCCCCGATTCGCTCTCGCAATAGCGGGCAGGCACTCTGGCTAACTAGCCTTGGCAATAGCAGAGAAGACGTCCATACTAGGCGGGAACGAGTAACCAAGATTGATCTGGTTATGGCGGGAAGTAGCCCTCGGGCGAAGGTGTGCCGCTAAGCAGTACCAAATCAATCAGCGGTTATTCACCGGAACCCCTAGGCAACTGGCGGTTGCGGTGAATAACTGGAGGTAATCGAGATGAACAAAATTAAACACTTCAAACATTCCTATGCGGAGTTGGCCAAGGTAGGGCGCAAGTATTACAACGATGGTAATTTTTGCACGGTGGTGGGCTTGGCGGTTGCATGTGATTTGTCATTCGGCAAGGCGCGTGCTATCGCAGAGCGCACTGTAAGCAGGCGCAAGGGTCGAGGTCTTAAGTTTTACGAGATTGAGCGACTCTATGAGTCAATGGGTAAAGCGCTGGCTCCTGTATCTAATACCTTTGGCGCTACACTGGGCACAGTGGCTAAGCACGCACCGGCTGAGGGTCGCTATTTGTTCCTTACCCGGAGTCACTGCGCGGTCAGCCGAGAGGGTATCCTTGAGGATTGGAGCGCTGAGGGTAGCAGGCATAGAGTATTGAGAGCATTTAAAATAGTAGATATTAGCTAGGTTATCAGGTAGCATTCTAAGGAGTGCTACCGAATAACTTAACTAGAGAGGCAAGACCTATGAACTACGATGTCAACGTAAAAGATAATGACGTAATAATGATTCTGATGGATGGTGCCAGAGCACTGGTGCATGATTCGGGCAAGGAGTTTAGAGAGGCCCGCAATGATGGGGAAAGCAGCGAGGAGACGCTGAACTACCATGAATATAACCATGCAAAAGCGAAGGCAATGCTCGCCAGCTTAAGGTATACTTTCGCAAGGAATCGCGCAGCGGACGCTAAAACCTACACGCCAGACACTCCGGTAGGTCGTGCAGACCTAGCAGTTTACGCAGCAGATAGCGCCAAGGCTAAGGCAGAATACAAGTTCGCGGCTTTGGTTGCTGGTGAGGCTCTGGAAGCTTGGAGAGAGAGCTACAGAAACAAGTAAGATTGTCAGTAGGTATTCCCCGGAGTACCTACGCATAATCTAACTTAATGGGGGTGACAACGATGAGAGAGTGCATTGAGTACATCGCGCTGGCTGCAGGCTTGCTACTGGGCTGGCATTATTTACTAGAGTTTATTGTAGGAGTTATATAAATGAAACATTGGGAACTAGAAGTACTAGAAAGGCATATCCGCGCAGAGTGGAACGAGGCAGCGACTTTTAACATGCAATGTCGCGGGTGCGACGGACAGTGGCATGATTATCATTGTTTCACAGTCTACGGCATAGAGTCAGAGCAGGAAGCGCTAGAGTGCATACTGGAGGGAATAAGAGACGAACTACGGGAAGATAAGGATTTATGGGAACACCTAAAGGAAAACCCCGCTGAGATGCAAGACTCAATAAGAGTATTATAATAGTTGCTTTATCGTGCCCATTGGTATACAGTGGGCATTATTAAACCAACTAAACCAATAGAGGCAGTACAGATGAAACTTAAACAAATAGGAAGTAACATGACTGAGCTAGATATGGGCAACGCACAGGTATTTTTTAGCTACGAGACGCCAGTGGCTGCACGTACAGACACAGGTGCGCTGGTGCGTACATCAACCAAATATAGCGTCACTACAACCAAACATATCAACAAATGGCTGGACGGTATGCCAGCAGTGGAAGTACCGCAGGCAGTAATTAATGATTTAGTGGAGGTGGCATAATGGAGATATTATCCTGTAAGATATGCAAAGGCGATCACCTGTCCGCGTGTACAGAACGGCAAGCCTACATGGGATATGATGCCTATTGCTGGGACTGTGAGCGTCCTACAAATAAAATTATTTATATACTTCAGGAGGTAGAAGAATGAGCAAGTCAATATTAATTGAGGTTAAGCAGAACTATGGTCGGAAGGTTATCTATCCGGCCTGTAACAACGCTGAGACATTCGCTAGACTTACCGGGTGCAAGACCCTGACCGAACAAACACTTGAGCTGATAGAGCAGCTGGGGTACACTATCGACACACTAACACCAGATTGGAGAGCATAACAATGATGAAAGCACACTTACACTTAATCAAATGGGCGGTCGCACGAGGGTATTCCGTGGCCGTGTTCGGCGAAGGTGAGTACGATGGTATTCACCACACTTATAAGGAGATCAAGGATACTGTAGAAGCTTGCGACATGGGAGAGATGGTGCTGGTCAAACCCAGTGTCAAGACCGAGGGCAAGTGGTCTAGGGAAGCGAGCTTCGCGTACATGTTCGACTATGATCAGTACCCGGACGAGATTATCTATGACTATGGGGTCAATGAAATCTCAGAGGCGTGGGCTACAGACTATGAATCAACTAGATTGGAGGCAGCATAATGAGTATTAAACCAGCAAATATGTTTGTAACGCCGGATAACATGAAGGATTTGGAAGACAGGATAGAAAGCTTTTCAGGAGGCGAGAAGGCTGCAGCTTGGATGGGAGCCATGATGGCTTGGAATCTAGCCTGTAAACTTGTAGAGCAGGGGGAGGAGTCGAGCGATGAATGACTTGTATTTCTACCTTAAATGGTACATAATCGGCACGGTGGTGGGTTTTGCCATAGGCTATGGGGTTGGGACATGGATACTGTAATTGCGGAGATAGTGGGCTGGTCTACACTGACAGTCCTTGTAATAGCAGCACACAAAGGCGTGTTCTGGCTAATGACTAACAATATACTGGAGTATTTTATATGAGAAACAACGAGTATCACGGCGACGAGCATATACTGGACGAGGATGAGTATCCACCTATGCAGCAGTGGGAGATTGACGATGCACTGGCGGATATATTAGGCGACGACAAATGGTTGGAAAAACAACAGGCGAAAACCAATGATAATATTTAATAGAGTATTGAGTGTAGAGTATCGACTGGGCGTAGGCTTTGACCTAGAGTTCCCAGACAGTAGGCCGGTATGGGTCTACAATGTAAGCACAGGCAACACAGAGACCATGCCGTTTCAGGGTGTCATTTTACATCTGCCCTTGTGTCTGGTATCATATGGCCGTGTTTACGAGGAGGTTAACGAATGAGTAGGATCAAAGAAGAGATGATGGGTTATGAGTACACCCAGAACGACTGGATAGAGCCACAGGCGCACGTTATGGTCGATGAACTGGTAGAGTATCAGGTGTACTGCATGACGCTCTCAGAGCTAACACAGAGGGTTACAAAGCAGATGCGTGATGAGTACTACAGCAACCCTTATGACGATATGACTAGACAATACAGAGAGGTATTCCCAAGTGAGTAGATGCAAAGCGTGTGACGTTATACTGAATGAACATGAACTAAAGAAGGTCGACAAGGAGACCGGGATACATTTAGACCTGTGCAATATCTGCCTGTCGCATAGTGATGAGGCTATGCATGACAGTATTGGACAATTAAGTGAGAAAGAGTTTGACGTTCTCTTCAATACTTGATATAATACTCAGGTAGTAAGGGATAAATTATTTATTAATCTTTAAAGTATTAACCAAACGATCCTTAGGGGTCACAACAACGAGAGGTAGTAACCATGGCAGTATTAGAAGGCTTAGTAGCATTTGAAAACCTAGACGAGCATGAGATGTATCAGGGTCAGTCCACCGGGAAGTTCTCTCTGGTTCTCAGCTTGGATGAACCAACAGCAGGTACTTTGTCCGAAGCTGGTGTCAAGCTCCGCGAGTACGAGGGAGTCAAGCAGCGCAAGTTCAGTACCAAGTACGATGTACCAGTGATGGACGCTGAGGGCAACCCGTTCAAGGGTCGCATTGGTCGCGGGTCTAAGGTGCGTATCATGTACGCAGAAGGCCAGCCACACCCTGTACACGGCACCAGCACGTACCTTAACAAGATCAAGGTGCTGGAGGTCGCAGAGCAGGAAGGCGGAGAGGACTTCTAGTGGCAGTAGAGTCTACATTCGTCCAACATGAGCCATGCCCTTCGTGTGGCTCATCGGACAATCTGGCTCGCTATAGTGATGGACATGCAGTCTGCTTCTCTGGGGGCTGCAACCATTACGAACATGGCAACGGTCAGATAGGTCAAGTAGCACAACGTAAACCAATGAGGTCATTAGAGATGACAGGTGTCATAGCGGCAATCCCTGATAGACGTATCTCACAGTCAACATGCCAGCGGTACGGTGTGACAGTTGAGTACGGTACGGACGGACAAATTGTCAAGCATCATTACCCGTACCATAACAAGGACACAGGTACGGTGACAGGAACCAAGGTGCGGATCACCGAAACTAAATCATTCTATGCAACAGGGGAGTTCAATGAAGCGGGTCTCTTCGGTCAGCAGGCGTTCAAAGGTGGCGGTAAATACATCACGATCACAGAAGGCGAGGCGGACGCACTTGCTGTCAACGAGATGTTCGACGGGAAGTGGCCAGTCGTCTCCATCAGATCAGGTGCAGCCGGAGCAGCCAAAGACATCAAAGCGAACCTAGAGTGGCTTGAGACCTTTGACAACGTGGTGATCTGCTTTGACAACGACAAGGCAGGACAGGAGGCAGCCAAGTCGGTGCTTAATCTGTTCACCCCCAACAAGGCTAAGAATGTCACACTGCCAGCCAAGGATGCAGGCGATATGCTCAAGAGCAATCAGGTGCAGGCGTTTGTGAAGGAGTGGTGGAACGCTAAGACATTTAGACCGGACGGTATTGTCTCAGGTTTAGATACTTGGGATTTACTTCAAGAGAAGAGGGATGTCAAGTCCATACCCTATCCTTGGGACTGCTTGAATGCTTTTACCTACGGCTTTAGACCGCAGGAGTTAGTGACCATCACATCAGGGTCAGGAATGGGTAAGAGTCAGATCATGCGAGAGCTTGAGTACTATCTATTGAAGAACACGGAAGACAACATTGGCATCCTAGCACTGGAGGAAGACATACCTAAGACTACGTTAGGTGTTATGTCTATGGAGGCTAACAAGCTACTTCACATACCAGAAGTACGAGCAGGGGTATCAATAGAGGAAGAGCGTGGTTACTGGGAAAGGACGTTTGGTTTAGATAAGTTACAGTTGTTAGACCATTGGGGTAGCACAAGCGAGGACGATCTGTTAGGCCGTATACGATACATGGCTAAAGGTCTGGACTGCAAGTGGATCATCCTAGATCACCTTAGTATTGTGGTCAGCGATCAGGACAACGGTGACGAACGTAAGGCTATCGACAGTATTATGACCAACCTCCGAAAGCTGGTTCAGGAGACAGGTGTAGGGCTATTCCTAGTATCACACCTTCGCAGACCCAGCGGCGCTAAGGCACACGAGGACGGTGGTAAGATTAGCTTGGGAGAACTCAGAGGATCGGCGGCAATCGCGCAACTTAGCGACATAGTTATAGGCTTGGAGCGTGACCAGCAACACGCTGACCCGGAGATACGCAACACCACCACGGTACGTGTATTGAAGAATAGGTTTGTTGGACTGACTGGCCCCGCTTGTTACCTGTACTACGACAAGGAGTCAGGCCGCATGATTGAGACTAGCTGTCCTACAGGAGATGACCCGGAGTTCTAATGAAGCAGATTGTATTTGACATTGAAGCCAACGGTTTAAAACCTACAAAGGTCTGGGTAATTGTAGCTACGGAACTGGATACCAGTGAGACGCATACGTTCTCAGGTGACACGCTCCTGTCGTTCAACGATTACATCGCAGGTCTTGGAGAGTGTGAGATCATAGGTCACAACATCATTGACTATGACGTACCTGTCCTTGAGGAACTACTAGGCACAGACTTTAGTAAGTGCAAGGTGTCTGATACTTTAGTTATGTCACGACTGGCTAACCCATCAAGAGAGGGCGGTCACTCGCTCCGTAACTGGGGTGACAGGCTTAATCAATCTAAAGGAGATCACGATGACTGGGATAATTATTCGCAGGATATGGTGGACTATTGCAAGCAAGACGTTAATGTTAATGTGCTGGTGTACAAGAGATTACTTCTTGAGCTTGCAAATTTTGGAGCTGAAAGCATTAGCTTGGAACACCAAGTACAAAGCATTATATCAAAGCAGATTAAAACAGGCTGGCTCTTAGATCAAGAGAAAGCATTCGTATTACTAGCAGAACTGAAGGAGAAGAAGAATGACCTTGAAGACGAAGTGCATCAGACTTTCAAACCGTTACCAACATTTGTCAAAGAGATTACACCCAAGACTAAGAAAGATGGTACGTACTCGGTTGTTGGGCTTAAATTTCTAGGCGATCAGTGGACTACTGCAGTCGCTCCCTTCAGTCGTCTTGACTACCCAGAGTTTAACTTGGGTTCACGACAGCAGATAGGACGATACCTCCAGCACTTTGGCTGGAAGCCTAAGCAATTTACTGAGACAGGACAAGCCATCGTAGACGAGGCGGTGCTGAGTACAGTGAAAGGAATACCACAGGCTTCCCTGATAGGTGAGTACCTGATGATACAGAAGCGTGTCGCACAGGTACAAAGCTGGCTAGATGCGGTTGAGGATGACGGTAGAGTACACGGGTACGTTAACTCCAACGGTGCAGTGACAGGGCGCATGACGCACTCCAGTCCCAACATGGGGCAGGTTCCTGCAGTCTACTCACCCTACGGCAAGCAGTGTCGTGATGTGTGGACAGTACAGGAAGACTACAAGCTAGTCGGTATGGATGCCAGCGGTCTTGAGCTACGGATGTTAGCGCACTACATGAATGATGAGGACTACACAAATGAAATACTCAACGGAGATATACACACGGCAAACCAGTTGGCTGCGGGCCTTGAAACTAGAGATCAAGCGAAGACTTTCATATACGCTTTTCTTTACGGGGCCGGAGATTCCAAAATCGGAAGCATCGTTGGTGGAACTAGAAAGGACGGTCAGAGACTTAAGGAAAAGTTCCTCCGAAATACGCCAGCTCTTGGAGAGTTACGAACACGAGTTGGAATGGCGGCTACAAGAGGCTATGTTTATGGCTTGGATAAAAGAAGGATCGCCATACGATCAGAACACGCTGCATTGAATAGCTTACTGCAGTCAGCCGGGGCCATCGTTATGAAGAAAGCCTTGTGTTTACTGCACGAATATGCTATACTATGGGGTATAGACTTTAACTTTTTAGGGAACATCCACGATGAAATCCAGACAGAAGTCAGACAAGAGAAAGCAGAGGTTTTCGGAGGACTGGCAGCAAGCTGTGTTGAAGCTGCAGGACTCCACTACGAACTCAACTGCCCTCTCGCAGGAGATTACAAAGTCGGAACCAGCTGGGCAGATACACACTGAAGCAGCTTGTAAGTCCTGCGGTGTCATACTAACTGAAGAGAACTGGGCACCTTCTTTAGTGAAGAAGGACGAGAGAGTATGTAAGACATGTTGGAATACAAAATACAATGCAAAGACCAACCCACGTCACAACCCTAACAGAATGTACGTCAACGGTAAGTATGTACCCAAGACACACCCGCTGTACAAACCGGGACGTTACAAAGGGTTTGAGGAAGCAGCTTTTAGTTCCTTAGAGAACTTCAAGGACAGTCTACAAGGAGAGGTGTACGTCATCACTAACCCGGCGTGGCCTGAGTGGGTCAAGGTAGGGATGGCGGTAGACTCAGAGGATAGGATAAAGAACTACCAGACATCCTCACCCTTTAGGGACTACACCCTTGTTTATACCTACGAGGTAGATGACAGGAGAGCAGCGGAGTCTGCTGCACATGTAAGACTAGCAAAGGAATGTGACAATATCAACGAGTGGTTCAGGCTGCCACCCCCGATAGCAAACGAACTAATACTGGAAGTGATACATGAGTACTAATAAGACAACGGACAATGTAGTACAGGACATCTACGCACTGATGGAAAGCAAGGACGCTGACCCATCTGTAGATGTGGAGGCAGAGATAGAGAAGTTCGGAGAAGGTGTCAAGGCACTGATGCGTACTGAGTTTGGTCGGGAGAAGCGAGAGGATAACCGGAGGCTACGCCTCAGTAACATCGGCCGCACCGACAAGTATCTCTGGAATCACTTTAACGGTACAGAGGGTGAAGAGCTGCAGCCACACACCTACATCAAGTTTATGTACGGTCACTTGATTGAAGAGATGTTGCTGTTCCTGACCCGCATGGCTGGCCACAGTGTAACTGACGAACAGAAGGTATGTAACGTTGAAGGAATCGTGGGTCACATGGACTGCAAGATTGACGGTGTTGTTACTGATGTCAAGTCAGCAAGCAGCTTTGGGTTCAAGAAGTTTAAGGATGGTACACTGGCATACGACGATCCCTTTGGTTATATTGATCAGATCAAAGCCTACGCACACTCAGAGGGACAGACAGAGTTTGGATGGCTTGCAATGGACAAGGCAAATGGACACTTGACTTACCTAAAGTATGACCTTTTGGATACTGAAGCGCCCATTTACGAAGCACTGAAGGGCGACATAGTTGACAGGGTGAAGCATGTAAAGAAGCTAGTAGAGCAGCCAGAGCCAGCGGAGTGGTGTTACCAACCCGTACCGGATGGCAAGTCAGGCAACATGAAGTTAGCGATGGGGTGTTCTTACTGTCAGTTTAAAGAACACTGTTACCCCAACATGAGGGTCTTCGCTTACTCCTACGGGCCAAAGTACTTAGTAGACGTAGTAAAGGAACCCAAAGTACAGGAGGTAATGCCAGATGAAGAGGGCTTTTAGGTCAGGACTTGAGAAGGATTTATCAGAGAAGTTAGATGGACAGTACAAGTTTGAACCTTATGGCATACCGTACACAGTACACAAGAAGTATCTACCGGACTTCGTGCACGAGGACAAGGCAATACTGATAGAGTGTAAAGGGTTCTTTAGGGTAGGTGACACACAGAAGTACACAGCCATTAGGGATTCAATGCCTGAGTGGGAGTTAATCTTTGTGTTGTCAAACCCTAACAAGAAGGTACGCAAGGGCGGTAAGATAACGATGGGAGAGTGGTGTGACAAGGAAGGGTTCCAGCATTACACTGTAGAGACAGCCAAGGATATGACACGGTACATCAAAAGGAAGAAAGTATAATGGCCATGACACTAGAGGAACTAAAAGAAAGACTGGTACTGCATCTGGATGAAGAGTTGATTTGTGAATTATTATCAATCACGACATACGATTTAGTAGAGGCATTTGAACGTAGGATAATCAGAGATTTTGACAGAATAGTTGAGGACTTTGAAGATGGATAAACTAGAAGCAACAGGGCTATTAAAAAGATATCAAGGTGAGGATAAAGAAGGTTATAATTATTGTAACAACCCTGACTCCTCTTATTATGGTGAATTAAACTGCATGATACCGCTTCTTGAAGAAGCAGAACAGGAGAACAAACATGAGACTTAATGATGCAACACCAGCACAGTGGGATGCCCTGAGAAAGCAAGCACCTGCTATTGAAAAGCAGAAGACAGGACTAGAGGCTTGGATGCAGGCAGCTCACGAAGAAGCTGAAGAGATAATGGACAATGTTAACAGACCCACACACTACAACACTGGCAACATAGAGTGTATTGAAGCTATTGAAGAGTCTATGTCTTCAGTGGCATTCAAAGGCTATCTCAAGGGCAACTGCATGAAGTACCTGTGGCGCTATGACTACAAAGGTAAGCAGGTAGAAGACCTACAGAAAGCTGGCTGGTACTTACAGAAGCTAACAGCAATGGTAACAGAGGAGAACACATAATGGATCAGTATCAGCAGTTTATACACAAGTCACGCTACGCACGTTGGCTACCTGAGCAAAAGCGCAGAGAGCGTTGGGACGAGACAGTCAACCGTTACGTAGACTTCTGGAAAGACCGTGGACAGATAGACGAGAAGACAGCGTTAAAGTTATTTAACTCTATACACAACATGGAAGTCATGCCTAGCATGCGCTGTATGATGACAGCAGGTGATGCTCTGGCAAAGGATAACGTAGCTGGATTTAATTGTAGTTACTTAGCCATTGACTCACCACGTAGCTTTGACGAGCTGATGTACGTGCTGATGTGTGGTACAGGTGTAGGCTTCAGCGTAGAGCGCAACTTCATTACCAAGCTACCTGTTATTGCAGAGACCTTTCACAAGACTGACAGCACCATTGTTGTAGCTGACAGCAAGATAGGCTGGGCGTCTGCATTCCGTGAGCTGATAGCTATGCTGTATGCTGGTAAGATACCTGCGTGGGACATGAGCCGCATACGTCCAGCAGGAGCTAGACTCAAGACCTTTGGTGGTAGAGCTTCAGGGCCTGAGCCTCTGGTAGACCTGTTCAACTTCTGCGTAGAGATATTCCAGAAGGCAGCAGGACGCAAGCTAACGAGCATTGAGTGCCACGATGTAGTGTGTAAGATAGCTGACATTGTAGTGGTAGGTGGTGTGCGTAGATCAGCTCTAATCAGCCTCTCTAACCTGTCTGATCCACGTATGGCGAAGGCTAAGTCAGGTGACTGGTGGAGGCATGAAGGCCACCGTAGGCTTGCTAACAACAGCGTAGCGTACACTGAGAAGCCAGACTTTGAATCCTTCTTAGGCGAGATGCAGAACATGTACGAGAGTAAGGCGGGTGAGCGTGGAATCTTTAGCCGTATAGCAGCTCAGAAGATTGCAGCACGTAACGGTAGACGTGACCCTGACCAGGACTTTGGCACTAACCCATGCTCAGAGATCATCCTGCGTAGTAACCAGTTCTGTAACCTGTCAGAGATTGTTGTACGTCCTGAAGATGATCTAAAGACATTGAAGAAGAAGGCAGAGATGGCTGCTATCATTGGTACACTACAGGCTACCTTGACAGACTTCAGATACCTGCGTAACTGCTGGAAGAAGAACACTGAAGAGGAAGCACTACTGGGTGTCAGCATGACAGGCATCATGGATCACTACCTGTTGAGCAAGG